AGATGTTATCCATCAGTTCGTGCGCATGGTGCTGAGTCTCGCGATCAACCCCATCACTGGGTTAGTTGATTACGAGGGCATCAAGCGCATTAACAATGGTCTTCCTCCCTTCCAGAACTTCGGGATGGTGGAAGATGCGGATTTACAGGCTACAGCTACTGACGTCGCTACTGAACTTGAAGCGACGCTAGTCCCGGCTGTTTAACATATGTTTCATTACCGGATCTCCCTACCGGTACAGAAGGGTGAACTGGAGCTTAACTTCGGCCCTGGAACACCATTCGACCATGCTATTAGCAACTTCATACCAGAAGATCAACATCAACTTCGGGTATATGCAGTAGCATGGATGGGGATGATTCATGACTCACCTTTGGATCCGTGTAAGCCCAATAACGTCGTCAACCGCTTCTTTCGAGAAGTGACAACGAATTACATTGGGACTGTACGGAAATACACCGATCTTGCAACGGCTTTGGAGAAATCCATTCGCCGTAGTTCATCAGGCATTCTCACTATTGAGACCTTGCATGAACAGTTCGCGCGTACCCCGATATTCAGGGAGTACAACCGCTTTAGTAAGACCGGTGATCCTCTATTGCTCAGATACATACTGAGTTTCTGTAACTTTTCCAAGAAAATATCCTTGGTAAGGCCAGAGTTAGAGCAAGACGCCTTACGCGCCTGGCTTAACGTAGAGGAAAAGCTCAGGAGTACCCCTCTCCCCCCTTGGATTAATAACCTTAGGGTGGTAATGGGTGTGCTCACTGAAGGGTTTGACGAGCTAACATTCTTACCGCGCCACGGTAGTGGTAGCGTCGCCGAGCGAATACCTCGCCCCGGTGTGGATGTTAAAAACTCTCTTATCCAGCACATTAATCCGAAATTGGCTTATATGTATTCCAAGCCGAAATTAGGTGATGTGTGTGACGTTGGGCCAGAGGTGTTTTGGCCCTACGGAGTCATGTCTAGTAAGAAAGACAACGAGGCCCGCCGTGCCTCAAGATTAATTTTCGTGCCAAAATCCTGGAAATCCCTGCGATCTATTTGCATGGAGCCCTCTGCTGTGCAGTATGCACAACAAGGTGTCAGGACTTGGCTTGAGAGTCAGATGCGGCGTACGTACCTAAGTAAGTACGTACACATTGAGGACCAGACCTATAACCGCGAGGCGGCCAAGGCTGGTTCACAAAATGGTAGGTTAGATACAATTGACCTAACAGCAG